GGGACATAACGATTACCTTAGCCATGTTCGTCTTGGGTCCATAGTCGCCGTAGCCCACGGTACTCATGGTGGTGAACGCAAAGTAGAAGGGATCAATCACACTCTCGAACCCAAAAGCTTCGGGGTCAGCCTGATGGATAGCTGTGTAAATGAGACCATAGAACATAGTTGTCACGAGTATGAGTATAAGCTGCTGCATTATACTATACCTCAATAGAATTTTGTCGAGGCAAATCTTGACTCCTCCTCTTAAAGTTTAGTTTTCTCACACTCGTGACCCACCTCGAAACTGGATTCGTAGTGGAAGAAATGGTTGAAGCCGCGTCGTCACTCATGATAATACTGAGACCGTTGCATACGTCGGGTTTATTCTCTTTATCTGGAAACTCTATATTGAAAGCCTTGATGGATATGGCTGGTATATCGGGTGCATCATCGAGGAGTCGGTCATACTCCTCTCTCGCCTTCATCACAAATTCTACGACGTCTGCACGATGTTTAACGTCGAGGGACAACTCCATATCGATATTCCTATAAAACTTAGAGTACTGGACGCACATCGCAGAGTGTGCCTCAGCTAGGTTAGCACTTTGACTAAACTTACTTATCGAAGTGAGAATGCCACCAAGAACATTGAGGAAGGCGAAAAAGTATTGAACCACGATAATTTTCGTCTTTGTACTTGAGTCTACATCGTCGTTCCCACTTGGATTGAGGACAGCGAAACCACCGACACCGGTGATACTCGCAATCACGATACTCGGATAGGAGAGATAATCATGTTGTTTCTTGAAATAGAGGCGTGCATGATTATGAAGCCATCTGTACCCAGCAGCCTTCTCTGCCCAACGCACCAGAAGTTGCTCCTGCTTTTCGCACCAGAAATGCTGGACTGGTTGGGCGTCTATATCTTCCTGACCCATTACGTTACCTGGATATTTTTTGCGCACTCCCTCGCTAGAGTGTCGACTGCTTCGTTCTGGGGGTGACCATTATGTGCCTTGACCCAACGCCATTCAATCATCTTCACCTTATCCCTGAGTGTATCGATTTGAATCCAAAGTTCCTTATTTTTTACGGGTGTCCCTGCGGAGGTCATCCACCCGTTCTTCTTCCAGTTGATAATCCATTTGGTGATACCATTCTTGACGTAGTTACTGTCTGTGAAAATGCACACCTCCTCGATGCCCCTCTTCACACACTCCTCAAGGGCTTTCGCCACCGCAGTCATTTCCATGATGTTATTGGTCGTCTTTGCCGCGGCACCACACAACTTGAGGTCTTCACCTATGGCTCCCCACCCACCAGCTCCAGGGTTTCCGAGGCAACTTCCGTCGGTGTAGATTTCGTACATGATTATAATGTGAATTTTATTTCTAAGTATATTGTAAATGAGTAATCTTATAAATATGGGTATAGGTGTAGCAATTCTTTGCTGCTCTTCCTGTTGTTCAAGTTCCCTTATGAATTCTGGTCTTGGTGGTTTATTTAGTGGTCAAGGGGGTGGATTGTTGGGTGGATTGTTGGGTCTACCCGGGTCAGCGGCCACAGGTCTCCTAGGTCTAGATAAAGATGCCGGTGGTTTTGAGGGTGGATTTACAAAAGGCGTTACAGACCCCATAGGGGCGGTGGATGACTTAAGTAATTTAGCCCAGGGAAAACGCACCAGAGGCAATACAATAACAGAAGTTGACCCAGAGTCAGATACAGGGAAATTTTTTTCAGGTTTTAAAGAAGTTCGTTGTAATGACTGTTCTGTTAAGGGGTGGCCTGCAGACTGTACGAGCAAAGGATTTACAGTTGAGAATTGTGGAACATTGTAAATTTCATAGATGATTAGTTACTGGTGGTTTATCCTTATACTCCGAAGCCTTCTTAGGTGTTTTACATATCACGTCACCACAATGGTCCCTGTTCTGATACACAGAGTTTATAGATGTAGCCAATTCATTACATGTCTTGAGCGACCAGCGACCCAATTTGGGTTTATCGATTTCAAAGAATCTCCTAAACATTTTACGTTTTAGAATGTCTGTTACACATTTTAAAAGGTAATTTTTTATACTATTTCTCAAAAAACTAAGACTTGGTGCTTAGTTGGAGAAGGCGAGACCACCCATACCCGACTGGATGCGGAGGACGTTGTAGTTAACAGCGAACATGTGCATGGAGGTGGCGTTGTTGAGAGTGTTCGCGGTGACAGCGACCTGGGCGTTGTCGATGCGCGAGAAGTTGCAGGTACCAGTGGGCTGGTGCTCCTCGGGCTTGAGCGCGAAGGAGTACGAGTACACACCGGCGTAGGGGGAACCGGTGTGGTGGTTGTACGCCTGCACCTGGTTGAAGTACTTACCCTCCTGCTCCTTGAAGCGGTCCTGGCCGTTGAGAACGAGCTTGAACTTGTTAAGGGGACCGACAGCCTCCTCGGTGAAGTCGACGGTGGAACCGGCGGCACCAACGGAAAGCAGGGGCGCACCCGAGAAAGAGGTGGGCACGAAGGTGTTGGACTCGGAGATGGCAGTCACGTTGGAGTCAACAACAATGTTGTTGGTGTCCGTGGTGAAGTTCCACAGGGAAGAAGTCGCGGAGGTGTTGGAGAAGCACCACGCGAGCTCCTTGACGGGGTGGTTGTAGGACAGACGAATCTGCTTGGTGGCACCAGTGTCGACGGTGTCGGTACCAGTGTGCTGCACCTGCTCGATCAGGTACTCGTGACCCTTCTGGGCGAAGCGGCGACGCTCCTCGGTGTCGAGGTAGATGTAGTTGGCCCACACCTTGACGGACTTGGTGAGGTAGGTCTCCATGTCCGAAGCGAGGTCAATGTCGATGCGCACCTCGTGGTACTGGAGGGCGATGAGGGGGAGGTAGAGACCGGGGTTGCGGTTGAAGAAGAAGATGAGGGGCAGGTACACGGTCTTGCCGGTAGCCGCAGTGGTCATCTTACCCCAGTTGGACTTCTTGGACTCATCGAGGTAAAGCTCGGAGTACAGACGCCACCACTTCTGGTAGTGCTTGTCAACACGCTGGCCACCGATGGAAAGCTCAACGTTGTTGATGGCGCGCTCGGCAACCCAGCACGCAGCCTGCGAGTCGGCAGCAGCCGAAACGAGTTCGAGGTACATGTCACCGACGAGATCACCGTTGCGGGCGACAGTCACGGAGACGCGACCGGAGTTGGCGGGCGTACCGTTGACGGTCTGCTCGATGTTCTCCATCGCGAAGTTGGTGTGGCGCTTGTATTTCGCCTGGTAGAAGGTTACTTCGGGGTTGCCAGTCAGGTAGACATCCTGGGCACCGTAAGCTACGAGTTGCATGAGACCACCGGCCATTGTGAGAGTTTTGTACTATATACGGAGAAAATAATTTCGGTGGAATGCGCATTTCCCGACCCCCATTTTTCTCAGTCCAATATAAATGTCGACACAGCCTGAGGAAATTGTCAATGAAATCGTGGAGGAGGATGAGATTGAGGAGGGTGAAATCGTCACCGATGATGAGACTGAGGATGAGCTCGAGGACTTTGAGGATGAGGAACTCGATGATGGTGTGGATGTCCCAACACTCATGACCTCCCTACTCGCCACCGAGGAAGGGGACACTATCTGCACCGCCCTGGTTGACATCGGTCAGCAAATCCAAGTCCAAAATAAGATCCTCATAAAAATTTTGGCTCAACTCAAAAATTGATTTAAGGAAAAGAATCGTATGTATTGTAAATGGAAGATACCCACTTCATCGATAAGGAACCCAATAGGTATGAAGCACTCGCTGAGTTGCAGAAACAGCAAATCCAATCGATGAATGAGGAGCAGGTTGTCAACCTAATCGAAAAGTTTGAAAATGCATGGGATCTCCGAACTGGTGACTACAGGAACGCTCGTGAACTGGGTTACCGCCAATTTGTTCATAAGGATAACTGGGATGAACACAACAATCCCATCCCCGAGAAGATTGATATCCTAGCAGTCAAGGGTATGCGAGAGAAGCAGCGTCGTTTCCTCTCAGAACTTAAGCAACGCCTGAGTGACCTGGGTGTTGATAAGAAGGAGGCTGATGATAGTGGTGCAACTTTGGGAAAGCGCTTGAACAACGTCTTCAAACAGATTAAGGATGGGTATGAGAACATCAGGAGACATTACATGGCCTATGAACGTGTCGTCAACCCCACAGCTGTTCCACAGATTACCTCAATCTATGACTCTGCCACTATGGACGATGACGAGATTGAGAGTTGTGCACCTTACCAAAAATGTCTCATTTTCTGCCTAGAGGAAGCGTACAAGCGTGGCTATCGTAAGTATAACAACCATTGCTACGAAGAGATTAAGACTATTGAGGGTTACCGAACTCGTGCCTGGATTCCCAAGTTTGAGATTGGTAAGTTTGTCCGTTCTCTAGCTCCAAAAGAGGATGAGTTTTCTATGTGGAAGAATTTTACAAGCCGAGGCTCTATCTTTCGTGACGTGACTGAAAACCTCTCTACGTGCAACGACGTTCAGTTCCCAGAAATTGAGAAGCGTCGGTATGTGTGGTCTTTCAAAAATGGTCTCTTTGTGGGGAAGGAGTGGGTTCCTGAGCTGGGTGAGTACAGCTGTCGATTCTATCCATATGATAGTAAGGAGTTTGCCTGCCTGGACCCAACCATCATCTCGTGCAAGTATTTCGACCAGCAGTTTGATGACTATTCACATCTGGAGCGTTGGCAGGATATCCCAACACCCAACTTCGACCGAGTTCTTCACTACCAGCAGTTCGAACCAGGTGTCTGCGACTGGGCATACGTTATGGGTGGTCGCCTTTGCTACGACATTGGAGACCTTGACAGCTGGCAGATTATCCCCTTCTTCAAGGGTATTGCGAGGTCTGGTAAGTCTACCCTAATTGAGAAGGTCTTCCAAAAGTTTTATGAACCAGAGGATGTTGGAACCCTCTCGAACAACATTGAGAAGAAGTTCGGTCTCTCGTCCCTGATGGGGAAGTTTATGTTTGTCGCCCCAGAGGTGAAGGGAGACCTCGCACTCGAACAGGCGGAGTTCCAGTCTATCGTTTCTGGTGAAAGTGTATCCGTTGCGGTCAAGAACAAGTCAGCTGTATCCCTGGAGTGGAAGACTCCAGGTGTTCTCGGTGGTAACGAGGTTCCCAATTGGAAGGATAACTCTGGTTCAGTTCTTCGTCGTATTCTCCCATGGAACTTCACAAAGCAGGTGCGTGAGGCTGACCCCCTTCTCGACAAGAAGTTGGGTAAGGAACTTCCAGTGATTCTCCTGAAATGTGTCAGAGCGTACATCGAGTACTCGAACAAGTACAGAGACCGAGACATCTGGAACGTCGTTCCACCGTACTTCAAGAAGATTCAGAAGCAGGTGGCGATGGTGGCGAACACGTTGCACCACTTCCTGGACTCAACGAATGCAGTGATGGGCAAAGACCTCTTCGTCCCGCAGAAACTTTTCGTCCAAAGCTTCAATGCCCACTGCAAGAGCAACAACCTAGGTGCGCCACGTTTCAATCCAGATTTTTACGTGGGTCCATTCAGTACCTACGACATCGAAGTCAGGAATGAGGCAGTGACATACAAGGGTCGTGCATACCCTGTCCAACCAGTCATCTACGGTGTAGACATTGTCGAAGAAGACCTCATGACCATGAACAACCACTAAAAAAAATCGTCGTCTATAGTATGAGCCAGAAAATTAAAGAATTTGTCAGGCAATCTGGTGTCGAGGTAACCAACTCGAACTCGAATGAAAATAACAACTTTGCTCGGGAACTCGAAGAAGATCTTCTCCGAGCAGACCGTGAGCGTACCATGCGCAGGGCTGGGTTCCGTACACCCCCACGCCCTCAGTTTCGCCCACGTCCACGTCCACGTCCACGTCCGGAACCACTCGCAAACGAGTTTGCTGATGTGAACGAAAAAATGATTGAAAACATTTTGAAAGAAATTGATGAACCAATGCCACCACCACCTCTATCCAATAACAACATGAGAGAGTTGCTCGCTCCCACAAATGGACTTCAAATTGGTGCGTTAAACCCAGGTATGTTTAACGCCACTGTGAACCGCGAGTTTGGTAAAGAGAATCGCATCGACCTCACAGAAATTCTGAAGAAGAGACCCTTCCCACGAACTTCCATTGGGAACGGTCTTTATGTAGACACCAAGGAGATTAAGGGGTGGTTCGGGCAGTTTAAGACTGGATTTTCCCATACACGCAACTACGGTATGCAGGGAAACCTGAACAAGAACTTTTTCAGTGTTCAGATTACCCTTGAAGTCTCTAATGGGGAGGAGACCAAGGGTGCCACCGTAAACATCTATAGGAATGGAAAGATTCGTTTCTCAGGTGGATTTGTTGGTTCTAATATCGTCAACCAACCCGAACGTATTCGACGCTTCGTCGTCGACTCGTACACGAACAAAGACTCCTTCTTGTACAACCCCTTCTCGTACAACAACCTCAGTGGTCAATTTAGAATCAATGGGTTCTTCGACAATCTGACAGTTCTTGCGTCCAGGTTTAGGAAGTATGGTATGACCCGTGTCTCCTACGAACCAGAACTCTCCCCCTTTATCTATGCGTACTTTGATAACGCAACCTTCATTCTCTCCAAGACTGGGAATGTCCAGATTTCGGGTGCCAAAAACCCCGAGGACATGGTCAACGCCTACGAATTTGGTAAAAAGTTTATTCGGGACTTGAACGCCGATGGACAGATTCGTGTCACTGGGGTGTTCGAGGAGGGTGTGAAGGCTAAGACCAAGACCAGACCTAAAACCAAGGCCAATACCAAACCCAAGGCTACACCATCCGTGCGTATGAAAAAGTCTGAACTCATGAATATCGCGCGTAAGGTGGGTGTCGTCAACTTCAGGGCAGTCAGGAATGGTGCTACAAAAGCTCTCACCAAGGAGGAACTTTACAAGCGCATCCAAAATAAGACTGGGAACAAGACTGCATCTTTCAAAAACACCAACAAAAACAAGAAGGTCTCCCTCAGTGGGTCTGGAAAGACGTTCCGTGTTGGAAAGGTTAAATGCGAAAACTTGTCGAAGAAGGAGCTTGCCAGAATTGCTGTGATTCTCAAGATTAAACCCAATGCCAAGGAGACTAAGACATCTCTGTGCAACAAGATTGAAAAGGTTAGAAACAACCTGGCTGCGCCAAAACCCAAATCTCCACCAAAACCCAAACCCACCAAAAAGAACGTCGTAGCCGCCAAACGCGACGTTAAGAAGGCTGAGGTGATGAAGAAGAGGGGTCTCGATGAGAATTCTATTCGTAAGGATCTGAAAAAGCTCTACGGTGATAAGTGGATGAAAAGGTACAACCCCAATCTCAACCAAGATGTGCGTAACATGAAGTCGGCTCTCAACGCCATCAATAAGGGTAACAAGCTAGGTGTTCCATTCAAGAAGGATGTCGATCAAGTCAAAAAGAACGTCGTCAGTCGGTGGAAGATGGAGCGGCGCCGAGAACTCGAGAGGAAGTATCTCATGAACAAGGTGAACGTGACTGGTATCGCGTTCAACCTGAGGAACGACTATCGTCGCGCGGCTGCCAACTACATCATGAGTAAGAAGACACCCCCTTCGAACAAGAAGATGATGGAGTACCGCAACTATTGGTTAAAGTTTAGAGTCAATATGAATACAAATGGGAATTCGAGAAGAGTTAACAGGACGGCTCGAGCTCGGGTTGAGAAAATATAATCATGGTGTTCGCACCGACGACGACACCAGGGATTGGGGAACACCAGTGAACTCATGGCTATACATGGCACGGGAAGAGTTCCTAGATGCCATGATTTATGTAGCTGCCGACTACATACGTAAGAGTGGTCTAAAGCGTGATGAGAGTGAAGAGGATGATAACAAACTCATCATGCGTGTGATTGATCAATACAGTTATATTGACAGTCCCAAGCACAAAATGCTCCTTTGGCAACTTTTCAATATGTTGAACTCGATTAG